GAGGTATGAAAATATTTTGAGCAAGATTCATTTACACAAAATATTTTACACTACCCATATCCACTTACACCGGCGGAATACGACGAGCTTAACAACATTCTTGCAAAAGACATTGCGAAGTATCTCAGCAGAAAGTTTGGTTTTGTAGAAGATGACGGGACCGATGCGTGCCATGCCGCAGGGACAGGGTGGTTGAAATTCAACCGGTACGGGCAGTTTATGGAGGGGCATGGACCTGGAACGGGCTTACCAAAAGGATGGAAGATTGGAGACGAAGAACCATGGAAGATTGGAGGCGAAGAACATGATTAGCAACGAACAGGAGAAACGGGCGGCGGTGAAGGCGGTGAAGGCGCTTAATCAAGTGCTTTCAACTCAGCTCGTAGAAAACAACAGTCTGTATAAGCACAGGGTAGAGGCCGTAAGGAATGACATTCAAAAGGAGCTTGGCGCTTATCTTGCACGCAAAGAATTAGAAAAGTGGGAGAGAAAATATGAATGAACCAATTATTTCACCGTGGATTATATATGCAATAAGCACTTTTACGGGTATTAGGATTTTATTTGCGCTTATAGCAATCATTTGTGGAATTATTTCCGTAGATAGTTGGTTGGATTCCTCCGATGAGTTTACCGGAGAAAAAATGAGAAAACATCACCGAAAGATAGCAACAAGATTTTCAATAGCATTTTTTTGTTCTATTCTGGCAATAGTACTTATTCCGTCAAAAGAAACTGCGTATGAAATGCTTGCGGCGAGATTCATTACGCCGTCCAACATAGAGAAAGGAACAGAAGTGATTAAGAGCTCCGCCGATTATTTAGCAGACACGATTATTCGTATTCAAAAAGGGGGTGAAGAGAAATGAGCGGCTACGCAGAAGAACAGAAACATTATCAGCATGGGCGGCTTGAACCTATCGAGATTATGCAGGACTATATGGAACCTAAAGAAATTTATGGATTCTGCATCGGCAACGCTATCAAGTACATTTTGCGGTCGAGGTTTAAGGGGACTGAATTGCAAGACATCGAAAAGGCGCACCAGTACTTGAAGTGGTCAATAGATATTCTTCACGGAGAAAAAATCAACCCTTACGGAAAGCATTTGAAAGGAGACAAATAATTATGTGGAGAGTTACGAAACAAGGTTTAATAAGATTTACCGCTAAAAAAACAGGAATGACGATTAAGGACACAGAAAAAGTGGTGGACCAGTTAATTGATACAATAATTTACTCCCTTGGCCGTGGTTACGAGGTATATATCCCAAGGTTCGTCAAACTCACGCCACATAAAGTCGGTGAACGCACTTACCATATGCCTGGCGGCGGTACAGTCATTTCCCCTGCCCGTACCCGGATTGGTGTTCGTTTTAGCAAGACGTTAAAGGCGAAGATTAACAAGTAAACCGCACAAGAAATAGTCCATATTGGCCTGCAATGCGTTTGCGTAACGTTTATGAGTAATTATCGTTGGCGTTGCGTGAACACATAGAAAGGCCGTTTAAAAAAGAGGAGAAAGAAAATGCTCAGTAAAAGAGTAATAAAATTTAGCTGGTCCGACATTAATGAACTCTGGATGATGGCATATAGGAGAGGCTACGGAATTGGGTACATGGATAAAGTCAGAAGATGTGAGTACAATTCGGGGGCCGATGCACAACCACCGGAAGTCTTGAGAAAGATTTTTGAATCAAGCGAGGAGGAATGAAGAATGGAGAAGAAGGTTGAAGGCAAAAGAAGTTTGGCAACACTGGAATTGTTGAAACTAGCAGAAGAGAACCCGGAGCTACCGATTATTGCCGAAGTAAATTCAGACGTTGTGCCAGATGATTGTTGCATGTCGTGGTTTGGTGAAGTCACCGGAGCATGTGTTGAATATGTTTGGACTGGAAGAACATCTAATGAGATGTATCGCACATGGACTTTGGATGAAGCACTTACGGAAAACTATTTTTTCGTTGAAGAAAACGGTCCGGAACTTTTGAAAGAAAAACTAAATAAGTTAAGTAATGATGATTTCGACGAAGTGTCAAGTAAGTGGATAAACTCACTGCCGTGGAAGAAGTGCATTATTGCCTATGTTGATGTTCCGGACAATATTTTGCCGGAACCCGAAATCGAAAGCAAAGGTGCAAAAGATGAATAGACAGGAAAGAAGGAGACTGGGGATTAGAAGGAAAGACCCCATGGTCTCAATCAAACAGTCGGACATCAACGCAATGAAAGAGGAAGCCGCAGAAAAAGGCTGCAAGATGGCATTTAATTTGATGCTGGCGGTGCCTGCCATGGTTATCCATGACCACTACGGAGAGCTCATGAAAAAGAGCGGCAGGGTAGAAAGGTTCATCGATTTGTGCATGGATACCTACAGGTGTTACGAGGAAGGTTATGTAACGCTGAAAGAGCTGGCGCAGATTCTGAAAGACGAATCCGGCGTCGAAATCAAAGGGTGGGATTGAATGATGAAAGAAAAGGAGTATAAAACTGGGGATATGATTCCAATTTCTGTACCATGCGATGAACAGTTCAGCGAAATGATGGTATTCGCGGCAAGGTACGCAATCGGCAGAAGAACTTATGCCGTGTCCGATACAGTAAATTATATTGCGCACGTACTTCCTTATCTTAGAAGAAATGATATCAATGTTATTTATAAAGATATAGTTGAGGCTGAAAGTGAAAACCGCCTGGGCGATGAATGTGACGTGGAAAGTTGGATGTATCTCAAGAAACGTATTGAGGATTACATGACGAGTGTTGTTGCAAAGGAGTAGAGAAATGGAATACGAAAAAGTGAAGTACATGCACGTTGAAAGGTTTGGCTCCGACGAAGTGGAAGGAATTGAAAACTGTACGTCTTACGTTCTTCCAAAGATTGACGGGACGAATGGCGTGGTGTGGTTTGAAAACGGGAGGATTCACTGCGGCAGCCGGAAACGTGAACTTTCAGAGGAATCAGATAACGCAGGATTTTTCAAGCAGTTCCATGACGATGAACGGTTTAAATCACTTTTCCACGACTTCCCACATCTTATTATCTACGGAGAATTTCTTGTGAAGAACGTCATTAGAGACTACGAAGAAACGGCATGGAGAAAGTTTTATGTTTTCGACGTGAAGTCGGGCGGCAGGTGGCTCACCCCGAACGAATATATTCCCATTCTCACAGAATACAAGATAGATTATATCCCCGTGATGTGCGAAGTCACACACCCAACAAAGGAACAGTTGGTAGACCTGTGTGAGAAAGCAACGTTCCTTATGAAAGATGGGAAGCCTGGGGAAGGAATCGTTCTTCATGCCCCCGGATTCGTTAATAAGTTTGGGCGGACTGTATGGGCGAAACTTGTAAGGGCGGAGTTCAAAGCAGTAAAGCGCGTTGGAGTAAAAAGAACATCAATCAACGGAGTTGAATCAGCACTGGTTGAAAAGTACTTTACCCCTGCTTTCATCAATAAAGAGTACGCAAAGTTGGTAAACGACATGGGAGGATGGAAGAGTGAATATATCCCGCGCCTTTTAGGAACTACCTATCACACATTCATCACAGAGTGCGCATGGGACATGGTAAAGAAGAACCCAACTATCAATTTCAGCGTTCTGCACCGGCTCTGCACTGAAAAGACAAAGGACGTTATGAAAAGCGTTTTTTAGGAGGGAGTATGAAGCTAAAGTATATTGGACAGCTGCCGTCTACGAACGATTTAATTCAGCTCAACCGCACGAATAGATTCGCCGGAGCGAGTATGAAGAGAAAGTACACGCAGGAGCTTGCAACCGTATTCGGGAATCAGTCAAAAACACGCTATACGGGCCATGTAACAGTGTTCGTAGACTTCTATGAGTCAACACTGCGAAGAGACGACGACAACGTTTTAAGCGGTTTAAAGTACATTCTTGACGGTTTAGTGACGGCACGCATTATTCACGATGATAGCCCAAAGTGGTGCCACGTTATAGCGGAACGGCACCAGTCGAAATTTGAAATTGATGGAAAGAAAGTCCCATATATAGATGTTGAGATTGAACCGTCGAGTGCAGAGGACTTTTTATGAAAAGCGAAACAGGTTAGGAGGAACAATGCGACGCAGAAAACGTGAAATGCGTATTCGGGAAGTACGGAGGAGGATAGAGATAGAGAAGCTAAAGAAAAGCAAGGGCCATATTTTCCGCTCACGGGAGTATTTGAGAGCTAGAAATACTGCGTCAAGAGTCGGGATTCACGAACTTTTGGTAAAAATTAACAGAGACATTCAAACGATGATTAAGAAATTAGGATTTTCAAAGGAGTAAATTATGGAAATTAAGTTTGAACGATGCAAAGGATTCGGAGAAGAAATTACTCTTCCGACAAGGGCAACTGAGGGAAGCGCAGGCTATGACATTCGGTCCGCGGAAACTGCTATAATCTATCCAGGAGATACGGCAGTTATCAAGACAGGTGTCAAGGCAAGATTTGAGAAAGACAAAGTGCTTTTAATCGCTGTGCGTTCATCGATTGGAATTAAGCGCCGCTTGATGCTTGCAAACAACATCGGAGTGATTGATTCTGACTATTACAATAACGATGAAACTGATGGTCAAATCTTCATCGCACTTCACAACTATGGGCAGGAGGTTCAAACCATCGTGAATGGCGAGCGCATAGCGCAGGGGATTTTCATTCCATTTTTCAAAACGTCTGACGATAGCGCGGACGGAAAGCGTAAAGGGGGAATCGGTTCGACAAATGGATGAGTGCTTCTACAATGGGGCATTTAGGAGCGTAAAATGGCATATTGCGTATTATTGGGACATCAAAAAAGCCGTCACAGACAGGCGGCTTGAACTAAAGAAAAGAAGCGGAACGGCTGAACGCAGGTCAGAAGGATTCGTAAGCAACCCGACGGAGAAAGAGGCAGAAATCAACCTTTCAAAGCTGCCGTGTGTTTATTTATCGCTAGGCAAGGTAGAGAAGCCGGAAGAGTGGTTAGAGGCGATTGACTACGTTATGGACAGGCTGGGCAGAGAAGATAGAAAGCTAATACATGCCAGCTTTTGGGGCCATAACAACTGGCGGGCGGCCGTGACTGAGTTAAGTATGGATAAAATGACCTACTACAAACGGCGTGACCATCTTATAGCCGTGTTCGCTATCCATTGTGCGGAACGTGGACTAATTCACATATAGACACTAAAAAAGACGACTCATCACGAGCCGCCTTTTTAGTTTTTAATCACATTTTATACAGTCAGTTAATTCATCTAGGATTCTATTTTCTGCCTGTTGCAGCTCATCAATCTCGCGATTTACTGCAATTCGTTCGGCTTGCATTGCGTTAAGCAGTTTTCGCCTATCTTCAATCCGTTCCTGTTTCAATTCCTCCTCTTTCCTTTCTTCGTTTCCGCCTCCTGGCGTTTCTTTTTTCAGCCTTTTCATTTCACTCCACCTCTTAATGGTCGTTTTCTGGTTCCCGGTTCAATTCATCTTCAAATTCATTAAAATTGGAACGTGGAGTACTATAATAGTCGATTGCCCCTGCGCCATCATCATCTTCCTCATGACAAGTCCATTCTTTTGCATAACCATAACCGCTCCCATTATAGAAATAATCATTGGTCTGTCGGTTCATAAACTTCATGGCTTCTGCTTTTGAGTCGAACACGTGAGTTTCTACCGGGTCAATGTTGTCCCTGTTAGCTTCCGGGTCCAGCGTTATCCCTTCATAGCACCTGCGAGCTTCTTCCCAGCTGGCGATTTCCGTAGTTCTTTTCTCTACAATCCATTTTTTCATTTTAGTTTCCTCCCTTTAAACTTTCCTGCAAGCTTTTCATATCCGCTATTTCTCTTCTTCATTGTCCAAAAGAACCTTTCTGCCATAGCGCAGCCGGATTTGTCCAAGCGTTTTTCCTTTTTTATACCAGCGGCGTTTTTCGGCGGTATAGAACCATGCCTTTTTCTTTTCTGACCACCTGCACCCAAGGGCTTTCAATTCTTTTTTGACTTTTTCTGTGCGGCCGGTTATCCACAACCAGTCACCACACATTTCAACCGTGATACCCGGCAGGTCCGCCAGCCCATTTAAAACATCATCAAAGCCGCTATCCATAAATACCTCCTTAAAACAACAATGAATTATGAAGTGGGGGAAAGCTGATTAAGGTTCAGCCTTCCTAGAAACCTTCATTTTATCCGTTTTTCTTTTCCTCCTCGTTCAGCCAGTCCAGGAAGTCCCCTGCGATAACCGTAAACATGAAATCACAAACAAGTTTTTGATTATCCATCGACTGGAACAAAAAATCCTCTTTATCATATTCATTTAAATCAGATGGAGTCATGCCATAGATTTTATAAAACTCTTCGATTCCCTCGGCATAATCTTCAATGAAGCGCTCATAATAATGGGGGTCAGAGCAAAGTGGATATTCTACCGTGTCAAATCCGTGTTCCTTAATGTCGGAAAGGTAAGATTTAAAATCCTCCATTCCTTCCCCATAGTTCTGGGAGAACTCCGCCATTTCTTCAAGCGCGGATTCTGCCGCATTATTTAGCCCGGCATGAGAAACAAATTTTCTCACAAGCCCCATTTTCATTTCTAAATCTTTTTCCATTTCGTCCATGATGTTTTTTCCTCCACTTTATTCAAAAAGGGATTTCATACAAGCGGCCTTATGCGCCGCCTGTATGCCCGTTAACCTTATAAAACTCCGCTTTCGTGAAGGCTTGTAAATTCGCCGTCTCCTATGATGATATGGTCTAAAACCTCCATATCAAGGTACTTTGCAGCTTTAGCAAATGCTTTTGTGATATCTATATCCTCCTTTGACGGTTCAGAAAAGCCGGACGGGTGATTATGCACAAGAATGAGACCATAAGCCTTATATCTGATGCCCCATTTCAAAGCTTCCTTAATATCCACCGGCGCAGCGTTGAGATTTCCTTTTGTGATGATGCGATATCCCAAAAGGCGGTTTTTCACATTGACATAAGCCGTTATAAAATGTTCCTGGCTTTCATGCCGCAGTTTTTCCATGAAGAAGGCCGCCACTTTATCCGGCGAGCTGAAACTGGTGAGACTACGTTTATCAAAACGGCTTGCAAGCCGCCTCCCCAACTCGATGGCGGCGCAAATCTGCAAGGCTTTCGCCTTACCAATGCCGGGGATTTTCATGAGGTCCCGAAAATCCACATCTTCAATAAGCTGATAGCCTTTTTCCGGCATGTATTTCTCTACAACTTCCCTAGCTACCATTTGTACGTTGTGACCTTTAGTGCCGTTTCCTAAAATAATGCTTACAAGGTCGGTCATGCTTGCGGCCTGGGGGACACGTTCAAAAAATTCTTTTGCGGTGTTTACTGTGGTGTCCATCTTGTTTGTCTCCTTTTCTTACCCTAAAACTAATTTAAATTGAGAAGTGGGGCCGGATTGATAGGCTCAATCCAGCTAAAAGCCGTTATTCTAATCTTCCTCGTATGACCACTTGCCGCAGGTGTTCCCGTTCACGTCGTGAACATTGCCGGAAGTGTAGCCTTCTTCGAGTTTTTCAGAAACATCTTTCAAGATTTGCCGCACTTGCCATGCGGTAGGGTCAATATCTTTGTAGGCTTCTTCGTCCCGGAAAGCGGAGCCGCCGCAGCTGATTTCCAACTTGAACATCTTTCATTCTCCTTTCACTGCCTTTTCAAATTTTCCCGATTCTACATAATCGGAAAACTCTTTGAAAAAACTGATTTCATCCTTTCTATCGATGTGATAGAGAACGGCCGCCGCGTTTTCAAGCGGTTCAGTAATTCTATTGGGGACCTCTTCGCCAAACGGGCGAGCGCCGGTAACAATGGCATAACGCCCGAAAACGTAAATATCAGCGTTATGGCCATATACGCCGGCAGTATAGAACGCTGGTTTCTCAGTTCTCAAGAGAATGTCCAGTTTCCCATTGAGAACGGAAAAGCACTTAAATTTTTTCATTGCGTCCTTTTTTGTGATTCTTACTTTCATTTAAAAGCCTCCTTGTAATAACTTGTCACTACATCTGACGACTATACAATACACCATCTTGTCACTACTTGTCAATACATTTTAGAAAAATATTTTTATTGACGTGTAGTGACGTGTAATCTATAATTGAAGAGAGGTGATTTTATATGGAAAATATAGTAAAAACCGATAACAAAAAATTTTTACAAATCAGAATCAGCGCTCATCTGTTAGATGAATTTAACACCATCACAGCAGAAGAGAGCATTAATAAAAGCGCCCTGATTCGCTCATGGATTGAAAAGTTCGTTAGGGAACATAAGCGGAAAAATTAGCGGGCGTGTTTGATGTTGTAGCGGATTTCTGCCACCACGACGGCGAGACAGATGCACAAGTCAATCACGGCGGGAAGAATACCGGCTGCGGCGTCATAGTAGGCGCCTTTAAGCAATGCTATAACTAATAAAGTTTCAAACAATTTGACCATTTTATTCTTCCTCCTCGTTACTTACATCTACCCAGCAATGAAACTGCCCGCAGGGGAGATGCCCGCCGTCCTCCATTTCCCGGTTTTCCGGGCAGTGTTCACAGTCATGAGAATTTACGACTGCGAACATAAAAGCACGATACCTGCGGAGATAGCCGGAGGGGTCTGCCCTTCTTAGCGCTTCCCATTCTCTGAAATTCATTTCTTTCATTGTCCTTACCTCCTGTAAAAATAATTTGAAATTGTATAAGATGGTGGGAGGCTGACCGGCTCAACCTCCTGGAAGCCGTTTATTTCATTTTTTTTGTCGCCTGGAAGTCCGCCGAACATGCGCATTTGCTCCGCGCCCGCAAACGCGCTCCCGTCGTCAGTAAAGAACCAGTCACGGGGACGGCATACGCCGCGCACAACATCAAAGCGGCGGCCGCAGGCGCGGGGGTCTGCTACTTCTGAACGCGGGCACGCAGCCGCAACGACGTTTCCGCGCACGTCATGGCGGTTATCGTCTACCCATGCATCGCGGTCTTTTTTGGAAGCGAACGCGAAATAAAGATAACCCGCATGACCTCCGAATGAATCAAGGGAAATCATGCCGTAAGAGTTAAAGCACGCATAATAATACATAATTGCTACCTCCTAAATTTGAAAAATCATTTATCATAAAGCATTTTATCCGTTTCTCGCTCGAATGTAATCCAGTCGCGACCCGTGCGCTTTTTAAATAACTCATCTCTCGCGCTATCGTGCGCTTCATACACCGCGCCGAAATACTCCGGCATGTATTTATATAAAGCGTCGCAGAAATCAGAAAACATTCCCAGCCGCCCATAGATTTCATCAAAGGCGCGCGATTTATCTGCATAAAGCGGGTTTTCTCTATCCATCTGTGCCAGTTCCCGGAGTGCAAGCGAGTACTTCAAATTATCGGCAGCGGCGATTTCTGCAATCTTGCGGAGAAATTTTTCTAATTTGTTTTCTTTTTCCATGGCGTTTACCTCCCTAAAAGCAACTATCTAAAATGGTGAAATGGTGGGGAGCCGTTAAGCACGGCCCCGCGGAGCTTAAAGCGCTAAATCTTTTTCTTCGATTTCTCCGGCGCTGATTAATTTATCTATATCGGCCTTTTTGCGGATGTCGTCGCTATTCCGCCAGGAACCGTACACCCGGAAAAACTGAACAACGTATCTGCATGTTGTCCGGGAGTAGTCCCAGGCGTCCCCAACGAAAGCGAGAGGCTCGCGGCCTTTCACAACCTGGGCCACAGGTGTATTGTAGCTAACCATTGTAGCTACATTGTCATTAATAACAACGAACTGATTCGCAGCGGCGCGGCCTCCGTTAGTAAGTAAGTGGTTGATTCTCATGATTTTTACCTCCTGTTATTATAATGGCTTTTTTGTTGCCTTATTGATTACAGCCATATCATAGCATGTAGCCAATTTGAGTACAAGGGGGTAAAGTGAGGTTTAATGTACTTCTAATCAAACTAGCTACAAATTAATCAATTTGACAACGCCGCAAAAATGGCTATACTATTAGATAGAATCTAGTATTGTGGGCGTATAAGGAGGTAGAAATGGAGAGTAAAGAGCTTTATAGATTAGTCAAGATTATTTTGCTTGATAACAACTTGAGCGAGCGAGGAGCCGCCGCACTGTTAAAGACCGTAAATACAAACTTTAGCAGGAAACTTAAAGCAGGCACGCTGCGCGCAACTGAACTTATTAACCTGCTTAACATGCTGGGATATAAAGTTTATGCTGAGAGGACCAACGACGCCGGGGAAGCAGAGCGGACAGAGCTTAAATAGTAGACTTTATTGAGTTTCTGACTGATTTTATGAGAAAAAATAGGGCTTTTTAGTGCTATAATAGTATTGTGAATTAAAAGGAAAGCGCCAAGACGCGGAGCGGACAGAGAGCCGCAGAACGTCGGGCGCTTTTTACGTGCTTATATAAATGGCTTATTGAATCCTGGGGGCAACTACCACGGAGCCGGAGCGCTGCACAAGCGGAGCCAATGAGAGCCACAGGATTGAGAGCCGGAGAGCCGGAGAGCCAGAAGAGAGGAAGCGGAGACATGCCGGAGCCAAAATACAAACGATGGATAACCCCGGAGGGAGTAGCGCAGATTCAGTTATGGGTCAAAGAAGGGCTAACAGACAGTAAGATAGCGCAGCGCATGGGCATCAGCAAAAACCTATTAAGCCGCTGGCGCAACACTAAGCCGGAGATAAAGCGCGCACTTGTAAGGCTAAAGACAATAGATGGAAAAGTTATAGACGCCCACGACCTACCGCATGGAGCACCGCCCAGGAAGCTGGATAACGTCAACGAGCTACAGGCGAAAATAGACAAGTGGTTTGAAGAGTGTAAAAAGACCAAAACACCACCGACGCGCACAGGGTTATGTATTGCGCTGAATATCAGTAAACCTACATTAGATGATTACATTAACAAGACAACAGATAAGAGCACAATATTTCAGCCTTCGGTGATTGATGGAGAATTGCGCCCCGTTTCGGTCTCTTCGCTGCTGAAAAGAGCCGTTTTAATGATTGAAAATGGCCTAGAAATACGCATGATAACGGGCCGCGGCAACGTTACAGGAATTATCTTCGACCTCAAGAATAATCACGGCTATGCAGATAAAAAAGAGGTTACAACGGGCCCACAGACCGCTAAAAAGGTAAGCCAGGAGGATATAGATAAGCGCATTAGAGAGCTTATAAATAAGGCAAATGGACTTGATATAGTACCGTTTCGGAAAGATTCTTGATGAGTTTATGCAAGTAATTGTATAAAACTATCATAGAATAGCGGGCCAGTATCCCATAAACCTGTATATATATGCAAAACAGGCGCAGCCGGAGGGGGTAGGAGTCCCAAAAATGAATGGAGGGGGAGAAATGGGGACCCCGGACCGGAGGGAGGGTGGTAAGAATTACTCCCTTCTCCAAATCTCCAAAATCCAAAAGGAACTCCATACACGCCCCCCAAGTGACGCCAAAAAGGAACTCCATATACACGAAAATAGAAGAAACTGATTTTAGGAACCACGAAAGGAGCGAACATGACAGAAGGAATAAAATTCATCGAAGAACTTGACGCAGAATCATACGCAATAGCACTTGCTGATACAGTGAAAGGCTATGAAGGTGAAGGATATGAAGTGGAAATCAAACCGCAGATTATCACTGAAAAGAAGTATGACAAGGTTACAGGCAAGGCGCTTAATGAAGTACCGCATTATACCGCCCTAGTCATTGCAAAGGGAGCAAAAGTGCCTTCTGGACGGACTGCGAAAGGAAAATAGAATGGATTTATCTCTGCTGACACCTGCCGAAAAAGAAGAGTTTTTAACGCTTTTAGAGGATAAGGAATGGCAGACAGACCCATGGGCCTTTGTCAGAGGAGCCTGTCTTACGATGGACGAAGCGGACGAAGGCAAAGTGAAGCATTTCCCCGACAAAGCGTATTTAAGGCGTGTATGTGAGCTTGCGGAGAAGGAAAACATTCTCTGCATACCAAAATCAAGACGTATGATGATGACATGGTGTTGTCTCGCCATATGTCTTTGGGAAGCCATGTACAGGGAAAACCAGACAATATTCATACAGTCAAAGAAATTCGACGACTCCGCCTACTTGATGGGCGAGAGCCGTTTTATGTTTATGTACAATAACCTTCCACATGAACGGCACAAGTTTCCAACCGTAGTGAAGAAGATTTCATCGGAGAAAGGGTATTCATTTATACGGTTCTCCAATGGAACAACAATTTTTGCGGTGGCAGAAGGCGCCGACCAGTTGCGACAATATACTGCGTCACGTGTTTACTGCACTGAAATGGCCTTTTGGGACAATGCAGAAGAGACTTGGATGGCTTTAAGACCTGTCATTCAAGGCGGCGGCCGTATTCTGATAGATAGTTCAGCAAACCCCGGATTCTTCTCAAGAGTCGTAAACGAGAATATTAACGGCATTGAGGAAGAAGGGCCAGTCGAAACCCATGAAGAAATCAAGGGTATGACTGAATACCGAAGGAACGGTGCCTATATAGCCCGTGTCCACTATACGGCAGACCCCGACAAGAGAGACCCGAAGTGGATAGAAGAGCAGAAGAAAGGGACCACCACCGCAGGCTGGGAGCGAGAATACGAAATCAACTGGGATGTATCGCTTGAAAAGCCTTATTATCCAGAGTTTAGATATGACTACCATGTGGCAGGTTCACCGCTTAGGCCAGATAAAAGGCGGCCGCTCGAGCTTGGATTCGACTACGGCTTGACGCCTGCTACTCTAATATGCCAAACAACCGCCAAAGGGCAGATTCTTGTTTTAAGGGAACTACAGTCATGGGACGTTGGTATGAGAAACCACGCCAAAGCCCTTAAAGCAGACCTCGCCGCCTATTACTACGGATATGCATTGAACTGTGTAGGCGACCCCGCAGGAAATCAGCGTTCACAGGCAGACGAAAAGACGGCAAATCAGATACTTCGAGATGATTTTGGCTGGTATGTGGAGCCAGGGGCTATATCGCAGACAGAAAGAGCGGAAGCGGTACGCTGGTTTTTGACGAATACCACGTCAGATGGAAAGCCAATGCTGCTCGTTGACCCGCAGTGCACATGGATTATCAGAGCATTAACAGGCGGCTATCACCGAAAGAAAGTAGGGGAACGCCTTTTAGATGAACCAGATAAGAATGAATACTCTCATATTATCGACTGCCTTGCCTATGTATGCGCAAAGATATATGCGCAGTCAAAGAACCCATGGCAGAACAAATGGCAGGAAGCACGTAAGAAAGGACGTATACGGAAATGGGGGATGATGTGAAAACTGATGTAGTAATGGCACTCGCCCCGAAGGATAGCGAGATTTCCATCAAGACTTTAAAGCAGAAGGAAATAGATAAAATCATGATGGCGGTCGCTGACGGAAAGGGAATTGCCAATGATTATTACCGTTCCACCATTGAGCCTAAAATCCTTGAGCGTGAAGAAATCTACAACGCCACGAAAGAACACTACCAAAAGAAATTTGAAAGACTTTCGGAAATGTCAGACTGGGTATCAAGGGACGTAAAGACTTCCATCGACTGGATTATTCCACAACTCATGGAAGTGTTCACAGGACCCGACAAGCCGGTAAGCGTGCAGGCCAGAAACATTGAAAAGACGGATGCCGCCAAAAAGACAGAAGCCCTCATGCAGTATCAGCTTGACACAAAGAACGACTACACGACTTTCTGTAATGATATATGGAACGATTCGCTGAAACTGAACTACGGTGTGGCTAAAGTTTGGTGGAAACACGAAGAAGAACACAAGCCCATGCAGATGATGATTGGCCCCGACGACTATGAAATCATGAATCAGCTTGCGGCGGCTTCCTCTGCCGGCCAAATCGTCATTAAGAACGTGAAGAAGGTCAAGGGCGGCTACTATAACATCGACTTTGACGAAATCCACGTAACCGAAAATTATCCCGTTATTGAAAGACTTCCGCCGTCAGAACTTCGGTTCACGCCAGATGGAGCAAACATTAACGACTGCAAGTTTGTTGCCCATAGGAAAATTGTCAAAGGCGACTACTTAAAGCGTAAAGAACGTGAAGGTCTTTATGAAAACGTCGATGAGGCTATCAAGAACGCAGGCGACACAAAGTACACTGTCTATGACACCACCCATAACAGGGGCCTTGTTTCTGAAAGAATGAGACTTGACGACGGCGACCTTGCGTCAAAAGATGTGGAACTCTACGAGTGCTACGTTGATGTTGACTACAACAATGACGGTATTTACGAAAAACTCATCGTCCATACAGTCGGCGACAGTAAAGTTCCTATCAAGATACAGAAAAATGACTTTGGGAGAGTCCCCTTCTTCATTAACCTTTCAGAGCGTGACCCCGAAGTCATATTCAACGAGAAAAACGGATTTGCCGACATCATTGAGCAGCAGCAGGATTTAAAAACAGCCATTATCCGTCAGATGATAGTCAATATCGCCAAATGCAATAACCCGCAAATGGCCTTTGACCAGGCGAACGTTGACGTTGACGCCTTGATTGACGGCGAGGACCTTGTACCTACAAATGGTATTCCGTCAAGCCTTCTCTATCCGATAGCAACACCTCCAATGAGCAGTGCCACCATGAGCCTTGTAGAGTACTCGCAGAATGAAATTGAGTCACAGACAGGTTCAACACGGTATAACCAGGGCCTTGATTCCAATAGTCTTAACAAGACGGCAAGCGGCATCACGGCCATTATGGGGCAGTCAGAGAAGCGCTTGAAGAATATGGCACGCCTTTCCGCAGAGAACTTCTTTAAGAAGATATTCCGATTCGTCATTCAGCTTAACCAAACCTACGGCGATGCAGAGCAGATGATACGAATAGGAGATAAGAATGTCTCCATCTCTAAAGACGACGTGAATATCGACTTCGACTTGATACTGAACGTCGGACAGGGCGCAGGGACGAAGGAAGCCCGCATCCAGTACATCATGATACTGCTGAATCAGATATACCCGATTGTATCTCAATACGGGATTGTGAATGAAAATTCATGGTATGTAGCGACGAAAACGCTTTTGGAAGAAATGGGACTTATGAACGCTGAAAAGAGCCTTGTTGACCCGTCCAGTGATGTATTCAAGCAGGCACAGGCGCAGAAGCAGCAAGCCCAGCTCGCAATGGCAGAAGCCCAGCAGAAGGCTGAAATCGCCGCAAAGAAAGCAGTTATTGACGCCAAATCCGCCGCCGATATTCGTAAGAGCGGTATTCCGAAAGTATCTGCCATGCTCGGTGATTTACCGCCCGATGCGGTGGCTGAAATCCTTCAAAAGATGGGCCTTTCTGCAAGCCCAAGGGGTATGGCAATGAGGGAACTAAATGGACAAGGATAAGGAAATCAGACTTCGAGAAATCATAAGACGTGGAGAAAACTTTGAACCGCTGAAAGAATTTATCGGCGAGTTCTATGAGGTAGAGAAAGGGAAAGCCATTGTGGATTTACTGAGTTCTTCAAAGGACGCAGAAACCGTAAGGGCTGACCTCCGGGCCTCTAAACGTCTTGTGGACTACATAAAGATTCTCACCGCAAGAGCGGAAGCCGCAAAGAAAATCATTGATAAGAACAAATAGGAGGACATATGCCGCAGGTAGAAACACCACAGGTAGAAACACCGCAGGTAGAAACCAATGCAGAAACTCACGAAGAACCCAAAATCGGCATAAGGGTAGATGAACGCACCGGCAGACGAATTATTGAGTCTGTGCAGGAACCTTTCACAAACGAAGAGCCTAAACAAGAAGAACCCAAACAAGAAGAGCCGCAGCCGGAACAGCAGGAAGAGCCTGTTCAAGATTCTAAGACTGTTCAAGACTCTCAGCCTGTTCAGACTACTCAGCAGACTCAGCCTGTTCAGACTCAGCCAATTCAGACTCAGCAGGTTCAAAATCATCCCCTTCCGTTCTATTCCCCTGCCGAAATGACGCTTGCCATTCAGATGGGGCAGGTAGACCAAAACCGAATACCGCCCGAGTATGCGGCTCAGTATGCGGCTATGGTATCAAGAAATGCCCCAAAGCCTAAATCAGAAGCGGAGCTCAGAAATGATTTCCTTGATTCTGTAAATAAAATGGCGAAAGAGCGCACCATGAAGGATTTAGGAGTCACCGATGAAGAACTTTCCACAGGCGAGTTCTCAGATGATGAAAATATCCGAAATAAGGTAGAACGCTATAAAACACAGCTTGAAATCAATCGCACTAATATCATTAGCGAATACGCTGAACAGGTGCGGATTGAACAACTGAAAGCGCAGCAGGCAAACGAATTTAAGGCAAGCGTAGCGTCATGGATTAACGAGCAAAGGGCACAGGAACCGCACTTTGACGACATTGGCTTTTTCATGCAGGAGCATTATAAGACCATGCCCTACGAAAAGGCGGCGTCAATCGCCCCTGCCATGCAGAAAGCGTTGAGTGGAAACCTTGACCCGCAGTCCGCACAAGTCATTCAGAACTATTACAACGACTGCCGAAAGGAATACTACGCAAAACTGAATGGCACATCAACAACCCCTACTCCACGCTCCCCTACAGTGGAGAGAAGGGGAACCGGCAAATCCGTTGAAAAACCAGTAGATTATGCCGAAAAATTAAGAAATGCCTCCGTTAGAGACAAAGCTGCTATCGTAGGCGAATGGCTTAATGCCATGAAGGGATAAAAACACATACGGTGTTTTTATATATTTAAAGTTCCTGTTTTCATTATAAGGAGGAAATTTTAATGCCACAGGACGTAACTAGAAATCTCGGACCCTCAAAGTCCCAAAGTGTCACCTATGAAGCCATAGGTCAAGCAGAGGACCTTTCTGATATTCTTTACAATATCGACCCGGCCTCTACACCAATTCTTTCCCATATGGCGGAAGGCAAAGAAGTAACCGCAACCGACACATCTTGGATGGCGAAACACCTTGAACCGCCCGGAGTCAATGCCCATCTTGAAGTAGAAGAATACAAGTACGGCCACGTCGGCTCTCTTGAAGGTATGCAGAACTTTGTTCAGCACTTCCAAAACACCGGAATGATTTCCGATACCCAGCGCAAGGTGAAGAAAACATACAAAGTTCCTGGCGGAGACGCACTCTCCGAAGCCATGACCGATGCCTTCACCAAACAGGCAAAGGATATTGAATATGCACTCATCAATAACGATGTTGCCCGTGCTGAAAACGGAACCAATCCTGCACTGATGGGCGGTATTCCATACTTCATGAAACTTAATTCCCTTGATGTAACTGTAAACTCCTCCGACGGAACCTTTACCACCGCAAAGGATAATAACCTTCGCACCGGCGACTTCATCTACATCACCGCAGACAAGACTCCGGCAGGTATGAAGTCCGGCGTTCCGTACTATGTAAGAGTAGACGAAACTTTACCTAAAACCAAATTCACCCTGTATGACCGCATGAAAGATGCCGTTGAAACAGGTGTGGGTGCTAAATCACAGGTAAAACCTACCGACGCAGGTTCCGGTGTGAAGATTGTCAATACCAACGTGAAGTCTCTTGGAAACGCTTCCACCTGGAAACTGACTGACCTTGACGACGTAATGGCAATGGCGGCTTCTCGTGGTGGTAAACCGACAGACGCTTGGATGTCTATGGAAAATAAGCGTCTGTTCTCTCAGAATGTTACTGCACTGTCTACCACCTATCGTGTTCCTAAAGACCGTTACGGCTCCGGCGTAGCAGACACCTACGAAACCGACGGCGGCGTGATTACCGCACATTCCCATCTCATGTGGGACCCGACCCGTATCGATATTCTCGATAACGATTACTGGGAAATCCGCTACTTTGAAAAGACTCACGAAGTTAAGAACCTGCCGAAAACAGGCACCTACGATAAGTACGTGATTGAATCCGCGCTGACACTGCAAGGCTCCCAGCCGAAAGCGTCTGCCGCTATTATCGACATTAAGAGAGCGTGACGAACTCAAGAGGGCTGAATGATTTTGGCCCTCTTTTTCTTTTGGAGTGATTTGAATGATAACCAAACGAGAGTGGCAAAGAGACGACGACGGCACCATCCATCTTCGCAATACGGTTGATATATCTGACGCCATTGAGCAGGCGAAGGCATACGATGAAATAGGTGCAGGAAACGGTAAATACGGCTACATGATGGGCGTTATCCCTACAGAGTTCTACCGTTTTGACCCTTGGCTTAAAGAGGCGCAAAGGTACAAGATGGAAGGAAACATGGCGAAATACACCACCTATATGCTGAAATTCTTCAAAATACACAGGGCGCTTGCGGTGAATCATAAGAAGTGTGTGTGGGGCGGTTATACCGTTCCTCTTATCACGGAAAAGACTTCAAAAGAAAAGCCGTCGTCACTTGACAAACTTTTGGAGAACGTATGATAACCGTTAAGAATATCATCGCCGAAGTCAGATATAAGCAGCAGGATAACAACGAAGTTCGTTTTTCCGACTACGATATTATCCAGTGCTTAAACGAAGCTATCAGATATATCAACCGCTCATTCTCTTTAAAGAACGCCGACTTTCTTGAAACCATCAAGAAGTACAGGCTTGATGAAATAAACGAAGAAATTAAGAAATACAACGAGACTGCCGATACGCCAAAGGAACTCATGACATATGAAGATGGATTCGATATGCCGGACGACCTGCTGGCTATCGTTTCCATCGTAGGGGTTCCTTACCGGCGCCCACTTCACCCATGCCCACCGCAGAAGATACCGGATTGCTATGAATACAAGGTAGTGGCTGGCAAACTGTACGTCAAAAGTGACGTTGACCTGCTATACAGACATTCTGTTGGAAGCGTCAAGATGGACGACAGTATCGATTTTCCAGAAAAATTTCTTGATTTGTTCGTTAAGCTTACAGGAATGATTCTGAACAACAACGCAGAAGGTGACGTAATGGCAGAGGCAAACAAGACGCTTTCTACCGAACTGATACCTTCTGCACGTTATTCCTACAGGATAGTACGGCCCATATGGAAGGTATAGCCAATGAAAGTGAAAGACGCAATCGCACGAATCAAATCGGCTACCCATGACATATCCGATGAGTACTCCACTGAGAAATGCCTTGAATTTCTGAATACTGCCATTCAACAGGTGGCAAGTCTTTTGATAGGTGCAAGATGGCCTAAACTGGCAAAAGAGGTTTATATTCATGATGGAGATACTATCCCCCATAACTATATGGGGCCCTGCGGGACTTATCCCATCAGAATGACAGATGGAGAAGCAAAAATCATCGATGGAAGTGAAAGCGTCCGTTTCAGATACTTTGCGACTCCCGACGAAGTGACAGAGGATAGCGATATGCCGTTCGACCACGACGCTATTAATGCAGCAATCCTTAGAACCGCTATACTGCTTGCTCTAAACGAGAACGAGTATGATGTAACGCAGGATTCGCAAATTATCCAGTCGCTTGAACAGGCCATCAGTGCCGGAATGTCATGAGTAACGAAAAGCAGTTTATAAAGGCTCCCGATATACCGAATATCGTTGCAGGGGACGGCAGGTATTTTGCGGGGCAGTTAAGGAAATACCTTGCCATCTTGGCAGAGCAGGTAAACCTTGCAAACGGATTCCAGGCTAACGAAGAAATAGGGACAAGCGGTATTGCCCCACCTCCACATTTCACATTGACATTTTCAATGGAAGGCGGACTGTTCCAATGGTCGTACCCGACTTATCTCGATAGAGTCAAATACTATGAAATCAGAAAAGACACGAACGTAGGAACAATTTCCGGGTTGATTGACAGAACTGTTGAGAACCACTCAACAAAAATGCCAAACAGTTATGCCGGAACCGTATTTTTGTATGCGGTACTAAAAGACGGAACGGCGTCAAACGGCTCACGACTGGATTACAACAAGGCAAGGCCGGTCGCCCCGCAGGATATATCCCTTACGCCGAACGAACAGGGAACGCTTGTCAACTATACATGGGTGCCTCTCGACTGCATGGGCGCCCATATATATATAGACGGAATGATGTTTGAGACGCCCGACAACTGGTTTCTTTACACAGGAAACGCCGATAAAATCAGCGAAGTATCGGTAGCTTACTATGACTGCTTCGGAGAAGGCGAACGTTCTACTATCTATTGCAAGGTTCCTCCTGTCAAAGGATTTATCGTAGAACGAAACGGCGCAATGCTTGATTTCTACTGGGAAAGCGTTGGCATTAATGGAGCAAGCTATGAAGTCCGTTCGTCTCAGACCAATCAATGGATAAACGGAATTAAAATATTTGAAACCGGCCTTCTGAAAAAGAAGATGGAATACCCAAAGACGGGGGACGTTTACTTTCTCATCAAGGCAAAGGACGAGCACGGAAACTATTCCAAAGAAGCCACATGGTTCCTGCTATCAACGAAAGCTGACCAGCAGAAGAATATCATCTTGGAAACCGACGAAGATAAGACTTCTTATTCCGGGAATAAAATCGGTGTCTATTATGATACGAAGAACCATGGGTTAAGACTTACTGACGGAGTGTTTGAGGGGGAATATATCACCGCAGGGCATTTGCCATATAAAGCCATTGCAAGAAGCTGGTCGGAAGTCAGCGTCCTTGGCATTTCCGATTCTAGTCTTACCGTGAATGACTTGACGTTCCCCTGCACAGACGATAGAGCAAAATTAATCACCGCCGTTGGTGGAACAATCACAGATACAGGCGATACTGACGTTAAGACATATCTGTCGGTAGGTCAGACAACTGCAAGTGACGTTGATGTTGCGGCGAGCCTTAATGGAAGCATCAAGGCAATAACAGGAGGAAGCCCTGTTGTATCTGATAATGCAGAAACGTTCGATTATGGTAGATGGTTTAAGGGGCTAAAGCAGTCTGAACTCACAAGGCTCAAATATGCCATACCGACTCCCATATCTCAATTCCATCTGACGTTTGATATCCGCTTTAATAACGGCATTTCTCCCTGCACAATTCTCATGCTAAAGGGAGAAGGAACACTTGAACTCATCTATGATGGGGATTTTAGACTTATCGGAAGTGATGGGAATATTAACGTCATACACACGGTTATTCCGCAGGAGTCAATTCTTTCTATAGGTATTTCGCAGACAGATACAAAGCGGAGCCTGTTTATTAAAGTATCTAACATGGTTCTTTCCAGTACCGTTGAAAGAAGTGAGATAGACGCTTCCCCTGTTGGAAAGTTCCAGTATGTTTCTTTCTACAAGGAGATTTCATGAAAGAAAAAGCAATGTTAAAGACAAGGGGAGATGTATCTATCACTGTGATTCGTGGAGATGGAAGTGCTTCTACCTATAGGGGCCACAATCTTATCACGAATAGCGGGATAGACTTCCTCGCCAACTCATTTGGCACGGCCACCAGGCTTGCTCAGATGACTTATATCGCCGTAGGCACAGGCACTGATTCTGCGGCCAATGCGGATACGACACTCAAAAAAGAATCTTTGCGTAAGGCCGCATCTGTAAACTATACCGCAGGTTCCGGCGTTATCACCGTATCAGCCACATTCGCAGCAGGCGAAGCTACAGGGGCTTTAACGGAAGCGGGCATTTTAAACTCCGCTAGCGGAGGCACCCTCTTTGATAGAATCGTTTTCCCTGTCATTAATAAAGGAGCAAGCGATACCGTCAACTTCACGTTTGAAATAACGCTCACTCGTGGTTAGCGTAGTCAAGGTAAAAAAGCCAATGACCGTTGACTTGTCCAATCTCTATACATTGGATAATGCCAATATTGCCATTGACGATTTCACCTATGACGAATACGACGTGTCAGAATCGCAGTCGGTCAAGTGGGGCGAGAGGCTGAACCGTTTGTTTAACGCCAATCGGAACTTCAAAGAGACTGTTTATTATTCTGAATCTAAGAAAATAAATACTACCATTTTCTCAAAAGAAAACCCCATCTATATTAGACAATCTGAATCGAAAAATATTAATAAGCTGATTTTTGAGACGCAAATAAACAGGGCTACAATGCGTTCGCAAAGTTTTTTTGATAGATTTATCACGGAAAAGGCGAAGGCGCTAGAAGCCCCGTTTAAATCGATTTATAAGCCATTCTCCGAAAATGCCATCTTCAAAGATGGGGAAAAGTGGATTTTCACAAAAAATTCTAAAGACTTATTAATAAATAACGATTTAATTGACCACGTATGGAACGCCAAAAAGATTTTATATGAAACTGGAAAACTTTCTGACGTGAAGAAGCTAAACATAACTATTCCTGCCAAGGAAAATCTTATGGGAAAGGATTTGCGTTTAGCGCAGACGGCGGAATGTGTATTGTCGGATATAAGTCTTTCGTATAACGGAATGACAGAATCAGAGTTTGAGGAAGCCATCAACAAGCCTTCTGGGTATTCGCAATTCCAGGAATATAAAGTAGGCACATACAATTATCAAGACGCCATTTATAGACTGGTTGTCAGAAAGAAAAGTCTTACTGCGAATCCGCTTGTCTATGACTATAAGATTCATGTGGATATAGACGATGTGAAGGACAGAGGAACTCTTTCCATTCCTGCTGAGGAGACGAAGGTTTATTTCAACCGAACCTACTACACGACCCCCGACGTGGTAGTTAATGTCGTTGGCGGAGCGGGAGACGGCGTTGTCATTCCTACCATCACAGAAACAGACGGCGAAGATGATAATGGACGATATTTTAAAGTGATTCTCAAAGACGCTTCTGGTAAGGCCGTTGCCGGAATTATAACGTGGAACTCTACGGGGTATTAAAGTGATAAACAACGAAACAGTATTCATAATTTCGGGAATACTCGGCATATGGACATGGATATTCAAAGTGTTCGTCATTGATTCCCTGCAACGGTCTATCGACAGGCTATCAGAGACAATCAAGGAAACTACAAACGAAGTGAATCGGGTTGACGCCACCTTGATTGAACACGGAACGAGAATAGATTCCATTGACCGCCGTGTAGAAACACTGGAAAACAAAAAATGATTAGCTTTATACAAAAAGCAATGAATAAGATAATGAGCAGGCGGTTCAGCAAACCCACAATGAGGGTTGTCCTGTTCTACCTGTTCTTTGTCATTCTTCTTCTTTTATCGTGGTACGTCGGGTGGCTGTACATTTTCGCAAGTAAAGGAACCCCCGACCTTGATTCACTATCCAAGTTCATAGTCATTGTGTTAGGTGCGACCGGATTCTTCGGTTTCATTATTGAGTGCTTTGTGGATAAGAACCATAATGGCATACCCGATGTATACGAGAAGCCGCCACCGCCAAAGAGGGATATGAATGAAAGTAATAGATATAAGTGATTATTCAGAAAACCTTGATTGGAACTCCATTGCTCAAAGTGAGGACGGCGTTATCATCAAGATTTCAGAAGGGCGAACTCCGGCAGAACTTTTCGATATGCATTTTTCCGATGCTAAAGCTGCCGAAATGCCATGGGGGTGCTATTGTCTGAGCCACGCCCATACAACTGAAAGAGCAACAGAAGAAGCGGACCGTGTGATTGAAAAACTTCAAAGCCTCGAAGAGCCTCCGCTTTATATATGGTTTGACATTGAACCAGAACTTTCCGATTCGCTTGACGCAGAGGATTTAACTGCCATTGCAAGCGCATTTGTCAGCGAATGTAATTCGTTTGGGTATCAATGCGGTATCTATGGGAATTACTCAACGCTAAACAAACTGAACACCAACGAACTTGCAGACTATGTACCTTACTGGTGTGCAGAGCCGGGAAATTCCTACTGCCATTTCAAAGATGAAAACCCTGGACTTAATGTAAAGGTTTGGCAGTATGAATTTGACAACGCAGATTACGGTGGTCCCGTAGATAAAAACGAATGGTGGAGTGAATAATGCAGAAACTTACAACCTTCAATCCGAACGAAACGCTAGATAAGGCCATTCCAAAGTTAAGCGATGATATATTAACGGTGCTTTCCAGCTCAAGTGGTAATGCCTTTCCGACTGACGGCTTGCAGGTTGGTATGGTCTGCTATCGCACCGACTTAGAAAAGGCATACATGTTGACTTCTCTTGACGGAGATACGCCAACATGGACACTTCTTCTATCAGTGCAGATTCTTCCGGGCGTTGCCGAGTTTGATTCAGAAGGACACGAAATAGCAAAGTACTATGCCGTCGCTGAAAGCGTTCCAGTGTACAAGGACAAATCGGGCGACGTGGTTCCTAAAGACGCAGACTTCTGCCCTCCTTCCGACGCTTCACAAAGCTTGGGGAAAGATAACAAGGCGTGGAAAGAGCTTCACGCTAAAGCCATGTATGCAGAAACCCTTACCGCCACTGGGCAGATAAAAACAACCGGAGACGTTGTGACTAACGGGCTTACCGCCGCAGGAAATATATCGGCGGCGAAGGTGTTTAATGCCGTATACAACGATTATGCCGAGTTCTTTGAAAGGGGAGAGCCTACAGAAGAAGGCGACATCATTGCCATCGATGAGTCTACAGGAAAGTTCGTCAAGGCCGATTTGAATAGCCGGTTCGTCGTAGGAGTTCATACAGAAAGCTATGCGCAGATTATTGGAGGCAAGAAGAGCGGAAATTATGAGGAAGATAACAAAGAAAGCTATATTCCTGTTTCGCTTGCGGGGAGGGTGCCGGTCAAGGTTAAAGGCAAAGTGAATATTGGCGACTACATCTATCCGTCCGATATAAAGGGGATAGGAGTTGCGTCAAAGGATTTGAAAACGAATTATGTAGGCCGTGCGCTTGAATCGAGCGACGCTAAAGGCGTAAGACTTATCAAGATTTTAGTTATGAGATGAGGTTATATGGGACTTCCGCTTACTGCTACTATTTTCATTACAGATAAATGTAATCTTGCCTGTAAGTACTGCTATGAGGAGAATAAGCAGTTCAAGACAAACAAGAAAGAATATATCGATAAATTCATCAATCTTCTTTACACAGACCCACAGTATAAAGACAGAGAATCTATCATACTGGATTTCATCGGTGGAGAGGCACTTATCGAATGGCCCCTTATGGAATATGCCATGAAAACATTTCTGAATAAGGGGAGAGAGCTGAATCATCATTGGGTGGTAGATAAACGATTCATATTCTTTAATACCACAAACGGCACCTTGTTTGGCGTGCCGGAAATCAAGGCGTTTCTTGAACGGTGGCCCTGCCTTAAAGTCGGTGTATCTCTTGATGGCTGCAAAAAGGCCCACGACATGAACAGGGTTTATCGAGATGGCAAAGGCTCCTATGACAAGATAATGGAAACATTTGACTGGTGGAAGAACAAATACCATGACGTTATGGTTAAAGGAACCATGAACCATGAAACCCTCCCCATGCTTGCCGACATGATGATTAATCAAATCAATCTTGGAATGGAACCTTGGGATAACCCGATATTTGAATATAAATGGTCAAAAGAGGACGCAGAACTGTATTATAAGCAGCTCTGCAAAGTGATTGACTACATATTCCACAAAAAACTATATATGCGGTTTAAACCAATCGGAAGAAAAAGGCCAAACGAAACCGATTCAAAAAACATTGAAAATGGCTATTGCGGCAGTGGAGTACATATGGTGACGCTTGGCATGGACGGAAAGCTCTACCCCTGCCACAGATTTGCTATAGGAAAGCATAAGTTTTCAATCGGAGATGTATGGAACGGATTCGACAAAAAGCGCTTTGCCGAACTCCGCAAAGGACAGATACGCATAAATAAGCAGATTGGAAATACTATGCTCCCGCTCTGCTATTCTGCTAACTACGATGTAAACGGAACATTCGATTATCATGACAACGAGGAAATCATGACGGAAGCGGAATACAGGGCTTATGACTATTGGCTTGAACGAATGAAGAAGGTGACTCTATGATTTATGTTTCCGGGCTTGCGAAATGGGCGCTTGAAAAGTTGAATAACCAGCAGATTTTCTTCCCTGGAACTTTCTACGATTTCTTCTACGAAACCGACGACCCACATTTCTTTGATAAGTACACTCGGAGAAAAAGCGTTTTCTACCCGAAGGACGGCGGTAAGTTTTTTGAAACTCATGAAGCCTATTGGAAGTGGATAAACGAAACAGGCAACAAACCGTGGCCGGATATCGACAACATAAAAGATGTAAGTTTCATGCCTGTCAATAAAGATGGGTGCCCAGAATATACCATCAAATACATCGCAGATAACTTTTATAAGTTCCACGCCGACTGGGAAAAAGCGGAATATAATTATTCCCCGATTGATAAATGGAAAATCCGCCTGCAATGGGGAGTTAATGAGGGAATTACCGACTACATCAGCCAAAGAGACGAAATCCTTTCCATGCGAAACGCCATCGCCGTTCTTCTCTCCATCGTAACCGGAAAGGCAACAGACGAAGAGAAAGAAAAATTGGCGTCCCTGTGGAAAAAACGCGGAGATATTTCTGCTATCGAGCAATATGCATTTGATGATAAGCGAATACAGGAAATCGCCGAAACCATTACAAAGCGCCATAAGGAGAAAGACTACGTATGAAGATAAGCGTAACTAGTCATAATGATATCCATATTGAAAAGGACGATTTGAAAGAAATCAAGACGCCCGAAAATCTGATTACATTCATTGAGAACACCGGCATTTTCTTCGTGAAACTTTCCAATTATGCAGATGGACTTGAGATGAACGACTATCAACGGCACCAGTTAAACAACATTAAGCGCAACGCCGCGCGTGTACTGTTTGAGGGCTCACATGAATAAGCTGACTCATATACGTACTATCCGTGTGACGACTGGATTCGACTGTAACTGCAAATGCCCTTACTGTACGCAGAGAACGACGCATATAGATAATCGCCTTGACTGGGGAAGCTCACAAATTAATTCCTTATATCAGCTATTGAAAACTCCTGTCATTATTCAGAAAGGAACTCTATCTATCGAGATAGAGGGGGGAGAACCTCTTCTTCACCCCGAAATTATCAAGCAGACGGTAAAGTTATGCGACCAAATGAATAATGATGAAAGAGAAGTCGTATATAGCATTGTTTCAAACTGTCAAATGCTCAATAAGGACAGAGAGATTATTGAATGGCTCAAAGAAAGAAAGTCTGAGTTTCAAATCCTTGCCAGTTTCGATGAACTGTATAAGAATCCGCGAAACTTGACCGACGATACCTATGAATACATAAAATCTTGTGCTCCAATTCCGCCGTTCGCAACATATGTGGTTGATGGCGTAGGCAAAATAGACGAAGCCAAAAGAAACGTGGAGTACTTGAATAGCAAAGGGATTATCCCGCTCATCTCGTGGAACTTCTTCAAGTACAAAGAGATGAATGATTTCAGCGTGAGAAAGCGGGCGCTCCAACTCTTAAAGGAAACAGATAACGCAAACTTTAGAGACGGAAGGTTCTCCGGAAATATTCCGAAATGCGGGTGGATAGGCATATCCGAAAAAGGAAAGCTCTACCCCTGCTACCATGCGGCCTTTGGCGATGCAGACCTTGAGAAAGGAAAGCAATTTATTGAAAGTCATTGCAAAGACTGTGAGATTAGAAATTTCTGCAAGCAGTGCATCGTTAGGAAATCCCTGTACGGGGAAAACATATGCGGGATTATGAAGGTGCGATATGCTTATCAGAACTGCAAAGAGGTGACGTAATTGGCTGTCAAACACCAAACGCTATCTACAAAGGATGGCGGGACTATTACGACTAGCATTTTTACAGACCTGCAAAATTTATTTGAAAACGACGAAGATATAGAGACAAAAGTTAAGAACATTGAAGCTAACGCTACTGTAATCCAAAATTGTATGAACTCTTGCAGTCTGTCATGCAGTTCCAACTGTAGCAATATGTGTGGAAGTTGTTCCAGCTCATGTGAATCAAACTGCACAGGTTCATGCGGCTATAACTGCACCGGCGGTTGCGGAGGCGGTTGTTCTAATGGCTGTTCAAGCGCTTGTACAAACGGTTGCGGTTCCTCATGCTCAGGCGGTTGCGCAGGCAGTTGTTATAATGGCTGCTCGGGGGCGACATGAATAAACCAAACGCAAAATCCAAAGGCGATATTATTCTTATTGCCGTTCATGATGATATGAACAAAATGCTTGATAACGACAAAGAACTTGACGAACGTATACAGAAAAGCAAGGCGACGACAGATACCGCCTATAAAAAAGTGAAGGGGTGATGATATGGCTCTAACCAACAATTCAATTTCAAGTGCTTCGAAGGGCGATATTATCACTAAGTCAATATATGATGATTTATCAAAGCTCCTCGCAAATGACGTTGGGCTTGATTCTCAAATCCCCGATATACAGGCAAAGCAACAGGCGGTAATCAGCTGCATGAACTCATGTGCCTTGACATGTTCAACCGCTTGCACGAACAGTTGTGGAAACTCATGCACCGGGAAATGCAAAGGCGGTTGTGCAGGCGGCTGCGGAAATGGCTGTACGGGTGACTGTTCTGGCGGGTGTACCAATGGTTGCAGCAGTTGCAAAGGGCGCTGTACAAGCGGGTGCAGTGCCGGTTGCTCCGGTCATTGATGCACCATAAGGAGGTTTTATGCAAAGCAACAAGCAAATCACTGATACATCAAAAACAACAGTCAAACAGGCCATTTTATACAACCAGGATAATGTAAACGCCTTACGTTCAAGTAATAGCGGCACATCATTTCCTTCTGACCCGATAGCAGGTATGCACTGCTACAGAACCGATACAAAGAAGATGTATATGTATGACGGCTCGAACTGGATTGAAGAGGTTGATGTCAATAATAACCAGCAAATCAGCGGGGCAAAGACCTTTACAGGCAAGCTCGAAGCGTCAACGGTTAACGCCGCCACGCTGAACATCTCCGGCGCCGCATTTGTCCCGACTCCGAATGCCGATAACAACTCCAAAACCGTTGCAACTACGGCTTTCGTAAAAACGGCCATCGCCAATCTCGTGAATGGTGCTCCTTCTCAGCTTGACACATTGAAAGAACTTTCTGCGGCGCTGGGCAATGATGCCAACTTCTCTGCCACCGTGGCAAAGCAAATCGGCGAAAAAATCAGTAAGAGCGGCGACACCATCACGGGGCCGATACTCTACGACAATACGCCGAACGATGATTCAGAGCTCCCGAACAAGGCGTATGTTGACAAATCCATTAAGTCTGCCGTTGAAGCGGCTAAAAGCGAAGTAGATAATAAAATTTCTAAAGCACATTATTATTTAAGTAGAAATACCGCATATAAGGCAGGGGACATTGCATATTCGCCTAACCTCCCATCTTACCTGTATCTTGAATGTACGACCGCAGGAACTACAGGTGCAACGGAACCCGATATGTCAACCTTATCTGGGGGGGAATAGTTAATGATGGCACAGCACAGTTTAGCGTGAGAACCGTGTGTGCAAAGGAGTATGTGGATGCAGTAAATACAACTGTTAACGAGCTGAAAGAAAAGTATATATTCCGATTTGAGACGTTCGATAAAGCACAGATATCAAGACCATCCGATGGTGGTGGTTATATTGCTGTCTATAGCCCTGTTCCACAGGGTTATGAACGAATGGCAGTAGTAACTAGTTGTTCGGGTGTAGCTACCTTGTTTATGTATGGCGCAGTTAACGATGCGGATAGAACATCAGAAAATCTAGTGTTATGGATGGTTAATGTGTTTGATACCAATACAGCAAATAACATATGGAACGCCTTAGCAAAGTTAGGAGTTTTCACAATATTTGTAAAAAAAGGAATGATAACATGAAAACAATAACAGATGGTTCAGCAGTCTTTGTAGTTAGAGACAAGCGGATGCAAGCAATGGTTGATATGTTCTATCCTATTGGTTCAGTGTATATATCTGCGGATAAGAGCAAAACAAAAGCAGATTTTCCATTTATGCAGTACGGCACATGGGAGGAAGTACCTGCTAACCTCTGCTTGCAGACAGGTAATGCAAGTGAAGCCGGAACACAGAGAAGTGCAGGTTTACCGAACATTACAGGGCGAAGAGTAGCAAAATGGGGAGGGGGAGATGTTGATGGTGGTAGTTATCACACCGGATGTTTTAAGCCAGACGTAGATAAGAAGGTATATGCCACAACAGATGCGGACAACTATCTTGGGTTAGGTAATGGCTTTTCATTTGACGCCTCCCTTTCTAATCCCATTTACGGAGCCTCTGATACCGTTCAACCCCCTGCATACATGGTGAGGGCGTGGGTGAGAACGGCATAAACGTCCGTCTATCGTCTTTTTGACCACCCACGGCCGCCGCCTGTTTCCGCTTAATCTGTATACGGTTCCATATCCATTCGGTAATTTCATTGTTGTTTCCTCGATAAGGTGGTGAATAAATGGTTTACATCAGATGGCTCCTGTCAGCGCTTCTCATGATACCAATTATGGTGTTCTGCTATCTCACAAACTGGTTCGTGACGTTGTTTGCTGATTCTCACGGTGAATTGCCTAAAATCTTTTACTTATGGCAGACATGGGACAGTTCCCTTGACAACCGCACGTACATCATGGAAGATTGCCCAAAGTTTCTGCGATACGATTTCGACAGGTATTATGAAGTATACATGAAGAACATTGGTTATGGTAGGAAGAAAAAGTGCGTGGCGGTAAAAGAGAAATTCCCACTAAAACTTCGATTCAAACGGTATCTTGCACGGACATTTTGGTTATATCGAAATTGCGCTTATGGATTTGCGTTTTATCTTTTGGGTGTTAATACAGACCCAACAACGATTCAGAGGAAAAGCGAGTATTTCAGTATTTGTAAAAACGCATTTCGATACAAGAAAGACATACCGATATCTTCCCATTGGAGATGGAACATCTATCTTGGATGGAAATACGATATGTATGACCATTGCCGTTCCATGCTTGCTTTTAGGTATACGGTGAAACGGATATGAAACGTTCAAATAAACATCAAATTCAGCAGATTATATTCAATAATCTAACGGGTGGCATTAACACATCAGATGCCCCGGAACGAATACCAGAAACGGATATGCAGGTGTGTAAAAACTTCATATATGACAACTTGAGATTAAGAAGCCGCGGCGGTCTGCTGGCGACTTCTTTTTCAATGGAGTCGCCAATCGTTTCTCTTTACTACGATGTAGATACCAACACAAGCCTTATTTTCCTTGAGAACGGGAATATTTATACGTGGTCAGGCAGCAAATTACCTGTTCTCGCTGGAAGCCTCACAGGGAAGAAAAAGCCTTGCTGCGCAAAATACATGAATAAGATATGGATAGCAAGCGGCGGTAAGCTCCAATACTATGACTTTGCGTCTGTATATACCGTAGAATCGAGCCCCATATGTGACCTGGTGTTTCAGCGTCTTTCAAGACTTGTGGTATGCCTTGCCGGAAGCGATAGGGTATATTTCTCCGCTATCGGTGACCCGACAAGTTGGGATAACGTTACCGACAGTTCGCAGGGGCTTGTGGATAGTTCGGCCCAGTATATCGACATTGGCTATGGGGATAGCGGAGATATTGAAAGCATTGTTCCTCTTGCAAGCGACTTAATCTTCATTAAGTCAAACGGCTCCATTTATCAGCTCCAATCAGATAGAGTACCATCTTCATGGGTAGTCCCGCCCGCCATAGTTACCAATTCAGATAGTGTTGGAATCATGACGGCCACTAACATTGGAGCAGACGTTGTATTTCTTTCACGACGCGGGCTTAAATCGCTTTCCACAGTGACCGACTATGGGAACATCAAACCGCAGGATATCGGAGATAAGTTCAGAAGTCTTTTGACAAGTGATATATGGAACCCACAATTAATCAACCTAAAGCGTCACGGGTGTCTTATGATTCGCATGACAAGCGACCGTACTACGTGGGTTTACTACAACTACATGATGGGGGCCGCTACACTAATCAAGTTTGCAAAGGAAGTCACCGACATTATGGAAACCATTGATTCAGTGTACGTCGCAAGTGGAACCCAGCTATTCAAGTGGGATAAAAATATTATGACGGACGATAACGTTCCTATTAATTATGAGCTAAAGCCCCATGACGTAATTTCTTCTGAACAGATTCTTGTAAAGTCTGTAGATACAAAACTTACCAATGACGAAGCGGGAACCGTCAACGTAAGCACAAGCGCTTTGAAAATGGATATGCCCACCAATACACGGCGTAAAGTAAAGTGCAATCATTCAACCGACTGCATATCTATGACGCTTAAAGGGAATGACCCATTTACATTCGACCATTTAATCTTAGAGGTAGCTGATTTATGATTAAAACCTTAACAGAATGGATAAACAAATACGAGTCCGAAAGGGACGACCCGTTCGTTCTTCCTAAAGGATTCGACTTCTATTGGCTCCCCGAAAGGGGATTCGCTGAATATCTCTTTCATGAGGGGATTCTTGTGGTATATGAGTTATGCGGCGATATTCACTTTTGGTTTGATATGGCAAAGCTCATCTGCCTTTCTAAGGGAGGACACGCAGTATCTACCGTGTGCATACTTCCGATTCTTCCCTATTTAAGGCTTTTGAAATTCAAGATTATGAAAGATGAGGTGGTTGACGGTCATCACAGATTCTTCTGCAAGGACGAAGCAGGAAGAAAGGTTATCGCCACTTATAAGGCGACTGACGAAAAGAGCGGTGAAGATTCATACTTCGTAACCCTTTACGTCGATGAATTGTATAAGGAGGGAAACAATGGGTAAAAAAGGCGGCGGCTCATCTACAACCGTCCAATCCTACAAACCTACAGAGGAAGAAAAGAAGTTATGGCGACTTCAAGGACAATATGAGGACGCCATCATGCCAAACGCCATCGGACTTAATGCGAAGGCAGGGAACCTTCTTGAAAAGTCTTTGGGCGATACGCAGGTAGACTACAACGGCCTTTTAAAGCAGGCGCAGGCGCAGAACAATGCGGCTATGCAGGGGTATCAGAACCTTGCGAACGGCAATCTCCCATCTGCTTATACAGACAACATTAACCAAGCCGTCAGTCGTTCCGTGAATAACTCTATGGGAAGCCTTCTGCAAAGCCTTGGCTCAAGCGGCGTGCTGAATAGTTCCGTTGCGGCGCAGGGAATACAGGGGATTAACCAAGCGGCGGCTAACACGGCGGCAGATATGTATAACCAGGATATATCTCAACTTTCCAACATCTACGGAAATCTCGCCAATACCGCAGGCTCAAACATCACCCTTGCGAGTGCGGCACAGGAAGCAGCTCAGCAACCCGCTATTAACCTTTGGAACGCCTCTATCGGACTTGATGGAACCAACACAGGCGCTATTGCGGCTATTGGCGGAAAAGGAACCACAACGTCTACTCAGCATATGCCAAGCACCGCTGGCGGATTTTGGGGAGGCATTTTGGGCGGCCTTGCGTCCAATTCTAGTCTTTTCTGCTTTGCTGGCGACACTATGATTAAGACTCCAAAGGGAGACAAAGAAATCCGCCGTATCAAGAAAGGTGACACTATCATTACCCCGGTGGGCGAAGAAGTGGTTACAGAGGTTATGGAACCGCACATTGCAAGAGTATACGGCATTGTAACAGACGACCCGATTGAAAAGTACTTGAACCTTACTGAGACTCAGCCAATGCTTATGGAAGATGGCACATACAAGACTCTGAAAGAAATGAAGTTTGGCGAGAAATTCAAGGGTAAAGGGAAAATTGTCGTTATGGTTGAAAGCGGCGACCGCAGAGTATACGACCTTAAAGTACCGAGTGGAAGCTATTATGCTAATGGTTTTATTGCGAAAGCAGGAACAACGGAGTGGTAATCTAAATGGCAAACAATCAAAACAGTCAAATCAGCTATACACCGCCAAGCACTATCGACCCTACCGTGGCCGGATATGCGGCTCGTGACCCCATGTTTGCGTTGGGGCTTATGGCGGGGCGGTATTTCGCAAACAAGTATGAACAGAGGGGTATTGACAAGCTTACCAAGAGCGTGACAGATTCAGATGGAAATGTCGCAGTGCCGCTCGCAAAAGCCGCTGATTCAGCGGTGGCGCAGGCTACAAACGGTGCCACGCAGTTGAACCAACAGGCGGACCAGCCGTCAGCACAGGACGTAACTCCTAAACCGATTCCACAGGTGTTTGCGGTTAATCAGAACCCGCCCCTTCAATCTGTAAATCCATACGCCTTGGGCGATAATCCACTTACAGGCCAGCCCGAATATTCTTCTATCCGTGCACAGGTTATGCAGAAAGCCATTAACGATGCCCAGAACCCAAGCACTCCTACGGCAGATACAGGTGATACAAGCTACCGCGACTCAATTATGGAAAAGGCCAGAGCCATTCTGAACGATGATAGTAACAAGTGGGTGCAGTCTGCTAATCGTGGCGATGCGGATATGGCGCTTTATAAAGCAGGTGCCATTGGCAACGGAATCAACGACAATACCGCAAACCCTTATGCTATCGGGAACTATGACGACCCGGCAAAGAACTATGCCAACATGAGACAAGAACAACGGCTCATTGGACAGACTATTGGAACACCTGTAATGGACTTAAATGGTAATGTGACCATGCAACAGACTCAGCCGGTAAATCTTAACAACGTGGTTTCTCCGCAGATTTACCAACCGCAACAGTCTATGCTTTCTCAGTACGTCCCTAACCCGTCAGCAGTATCAACCCTTGCACAGGCCAAGAACCTTTGGGGAAACATGGAAAACCCGCAGCAGACGGCAGTCCTTGACGCCGTTCAACAGGCAAAGACCGTAAACCCTACGGAGGCTGGACAGTCAAATAACGGCGATTCTGCCCAGCCAATACCGCCAGCTAATCAGCAGAGCCAGCCGCAAGAGCAACCGTCGCCGACCGCTATACAACCCCCTCAGACGCAACCATCTCAGCCGGTACAACCGTCTCAGACAAATTTCCCACAGGCTAAAAGCCCTGCCCAGCAGTTAGCGCAGAATATTGTGGCGGCGAAGCAACAGACTCAGCAACCTGTCCAGCTCAGACCATTTAATACGCAAGACTGGGTAGCGTCTGTATGGCGTGAAGGCGTTAAACAGGGACGGCCAGCAAGCCAGATACAGGCAGTCATAAATAACCTTATGCCACAGGCACAAGCCGCAGAACAGAACTATAAAGATTCTGCAACTGCCTACTACATGAACAACATCTTTAACCCGAATAATCCGCTGATTCCAACGGCAAGCAACTATGCGGTAGTTATGCCGAAACTAATGAACAACATATCCAACCTTGCACAGGTAAACCCCGAAGCGGCGCAGAGAGTTCTGTCAATTCTTCCTGGGGCGAAGGACGCATGGAGCAAAGACGTGGCAGACCAAACGCTTGCCAACAGGGAAGCCTATGCGGATAAGTCAGCAAGTGAACAATTCAAACGTGACCTTGAGAAGATGGGGTATGGTGCAAAGCTCGCACGTGGAACATTCAAGTTCCAAAAGGACTACGATGCTCAGCTTAAAGACGCACAGTTGGCACAGAGATACAATCAGCTTGCGGCAATAGTCGGTCCGCAGGAAGCGGCGGCTAGAGTATACGGCGGATTCAGTCTTTACTCAAATAAAGGGGGCAAGAGTGGAGGAACCGCTGACAAGGCGCCGACCGCATCTGAGCAGAAGGCATTGAACGGTTATAAGGGAGTTATGACAGACCTGCTTGCGTCCGTAGGAAATGACGCAAGCGCAGACTACAGAGATGCTGCCTATAACAATGCCGACGACTTTATGGGAAGCGATGAGTTTAAGAACCTTCCAGCAGAATATCAGCACGATATTCAAGACGCTAAATACCTTTCCCTCGCAGTAGGTTATGCTCGTGGCGGAAACTACGAAGATGCTATTAAATTCTTTAAAGAGGTTCCTGTACAAGCATATAAAGAACTTCTTGGCGTAGACGACCCCATAGCTTACATCAAGGCACAGAACCCGAATATTACAGACGAAATGATTTACGGTACAAAATAAGGAGATATGAATGGACTGGTCGAAAGAAAGAGCTAACTTTTTATCACAGGCAACGCAAGGCCCTTCTGATGAGCCGGACAACGAACTCATACCAACTAAAGGAAACTACACCTATGCGAACCCCGAATTGGCGGCACTTGAAAGAGGCGCCGTTAATGTAGGGCGTTCTATTCTCGGTATTCCAGCCATGCTTGCAGGAACCGCAGGGGCGACCGCCCCTTCTGTTTCCGCAGATATGGCAATGGATATGGACGGTTATACACCGATTGATTCTTCTCTGCAAAGTGGAGTTAATCAAGCGCTTGATACTGCCCATGACACCACCGCCCCTGTATGGAACGGAATTGAAAACAATTCAAGATATTTAGCAAGCAAACTGCCCGAAGATTGGCACGCAAATAAAGAAGTAGGAGCCGTTAGGGGGTTCGCCGATACCGTTCTTGAAAATGCCCCGCAGATGGCATTACAGGCAGGACTCGCAATGGTGAACCCCGCGCTTTCAGCCGCCGTGCTTGCAGGCTCCGTAGGTGGCGGCGAGTATCTTGATTTAAGGGATAAGGGCGTAGACCCAGAAACCGCAGGGCAGGCGTCCCTTTTGAACGCCGCCACCCAAACTCCGCTTGAATACATTCCTATGGAAAAGTGGATTAATGCACGTAGAATCCTTGGGAAGCACGGACTCTTAAAGACTATCGGAGTTCCTATGGCGTCGGAAGGCGTAACAGAAGCCATACAGGAAATCCCCGATGAAATGACTTCTTACTACGCAGAACACGGCACACTTGACGGATTTGATTACAACAAACTTGGGCTTAATGCGGCAGAAGCAGGCGCAGTCGGAGCCGTATACGGCGGGCTCTTTGCCGGTATTAATGCGGCCGCCCACAAACCTATAGAAGAAAACGCAAACGAACCGCAAAACATAGCCGACGCAGAACCATCTGTAGAAGAACCATCTATAGAAGAACCGACTGTAGAAGTACCCGATACGGAAGAACCGCAGGGGCCGTCAGTGGATTCTACCCCAAACAATAACTTCACTATTGCCGACGACGCAGACTTTGACGGCGAAGCAGATAACACAAAGTCTGCGGCATACGCAGTCATTAACGAGTTCAAGCGGCGCCACCCCGACGTAGAAATCACTTTGACTTCCGGCAAGAGAGACGGGGACGGCTCATCTCATCATGATGCGGGGAACGCCTTTGATGTTGTTTCTCCCGCTTTTGAAGGTGAAGATGGGAGAGCACTCCGTGATGAATATGGCGAAATCGCACGGTCTATGGGATTAACCCCACTTGATGAATACAATGGTTCCGGCAATGAGCAGTACGCTAGAGGAGAGAATTTCCATATTACCGTCCCCGAAGATTGGCACGCTCCGCAGTCTGCCGACCCTGCAAGCACTATCCTTGACGCTATTGGAGGGCAGGAAAGCGGCGGTGACTACACGGCAGAAAACGGTTCCACAGGCGCTTACGGCAAGTATCAAATCACTGATGATACGTGGAATACTTATGCAGATGAAGCAGGCGTAGGGAAAGACGCAGAACGCACTCCAGAAAACCAAGAAAAAGTCGCCAAGTACATGATGGATAAGTACTATAAGGAATATGGTACTGACGGCGCCATCGTTGCATGGTACGCAGGGGAAGGAACCGCAAGGGAGTTTGTGAACGGAGAACTTTCTGACGAAGCCCTTCATAGACCTCAGCCCGGCGGGCCTTCCATTGCGGATTATCTTGCCTCTGTAAAGTCACGCATGAAAGCCCCTGTAGGCGGTGGAACAACCGGAAGCGTTGGCAGAAGCGTTGATATCACTCCCACAAAGAGCGCAGAAGATTTTCTCAAAGACCTTGAAAGTTCGATGCCTCTTGATACTAAGGAACACACTGACCTTGTAGATGGTATCACCGACGTTCTTCAAAACGGCACTAAAGAGGATTGGGAAAGAAAAGCTCGTGAGTATGGGTGGAATCCTCCCGAAGAAGCAAAGACTGCTACACAGGAAACTGCCCAGCAGGAGCCCGTTCAGCAGATACCTACTCAGCAGGCGCCTTCTATTCAGCCAATTCCGAAGGCCCCCGTTCTGCCGGAGCCAAAGCCAATTCAGAGAATGGAAAGAACGAAACCCGCTCCCGTTCCGGCCTTTGCTAATTCCATAAATGGGCGAGCTTAGTGTAAAATTTTACTCGGTAGGGAATTTTTCCAGAAACAATAAAAGAGGAAAGCCTCCCCTTGAGTGGAAATGTTATAATTTCCGTGCACAAATAAAACAA